CGGGTTATGAACCCAGGCACCTTGGAAACCAGACGGTCTACAAGATGGACTCATGTCGAACACGTATTCCACGCTTATTTAACCCATAAGCGAAAGGTTTAACGTCTAAGATGTGGCGACACCCTCGTCCCGTACCTCTCAAAATGAGACTAGCAGGGTAACCTGCCCCCCGTAAGGGGAACATGGGCTACGAGAATGCTCATGGAGAAACCTACCCGACCATATTGCTGAGGTGAGCTATAGCATAGTTTATAGTTTGACGTCCGCTGGCCATCAATCGTAAGTTAAAACGAGAGAAGAACCGGCATCAGTAAAGAATAACACTTACGCTACGCCCCAAGGAATCGTTCCTGGTCAATTTTAATAGTAATTAGTTCCCATATCGGAACCTCTTTCATCTACCCCGTGAGGGGTCAGGCAGTACCCGCAAGATGAAGGTTGTCGTATCAGCGCTGTAAGTGCGACGGTTACACATGAGGTCAGATTGCGTCCAAGTAACAACTGGATAGCGTCGTCCATAAAGAACGAAACCAGGGCAGTAGTTTATCATTAGATATCGTGACTGTGTCATGGTAAGTAGGAGTTCCTCATTAAGCAGCATATACGGATGGTTTATCCACCGCAAGCTCCCTAGGGAGGTAAGCGTGGTACCCTCTAACGATGGGTCTCACAGCCTGCTCCACGCGCAAGCGTAAAGAGAGGTTTCGTTTTCCCAACTTCACTTAGATTAAAGCAATGACAATATTTTCTATTATCACCGCTCCTTTCCGAGCTCAGTTAGGTTCTTTTGCAGGTATGCTAAGAACTTTCAGTACCACTCCCATCCTTAATCAGGACGGTCGTGATTCTGTCTATATAATAGCAGGATCTCCCGTATCTGTTGCTGACATCCGAGATATGAAGGCAGAGAGCAGAACTGTGGCCCATTGGCGAGTAATCGTCGATTGGGATCTTCAGGCTCAGAGACCGTACGTGATCGTTGATCCGTATGATCCGAGAGGCCTTCTGTACCTTTCTCGAGGAGAATACCTTCTCCAGTCTAGAGTCTCTCTGGCTAATGATCTTACACTTATGGTAGTTGCTCGTCCAGGCGATCTTCCACCCGTTCCTTCTTCCCAAAATTCCCCCTCTCTTAAAAAGGGGTCATCTTCTGGTTCCACTAGTTTCTTCCATAACCGATCTAATCGGTTAGCATGGAAGGACTTTGTACGTCTTCGTCGCTTTGCGATATCGAACGTGAAGGTAAGAGACGGAATGGTTATCGTCTCTCCTGAATCCATAGAGAGAGCTGTCATTGTGTGGGCTAGGCAACTTTTCCATTACAGTGGTGTAACAGCCCCCGAAAGACGACTACCAGGCTTATATAACCTGGCGCGAACTTGGCGGAAAACTTTACTCTGTTCCGGAGCTCCAAATTTATTGAAGCGGCTAAAAATTGCCCTTTTTGCGATTTACTCATACTTGGGGGGGAATCCCCTAAAGACCACTGAGGCTCTCGGTATGCGCGTTCGGTTATCAAATGGATTACCGTATATGATCCCTTCGAGTCATCGTAAGCTTATTCGCGATGGAAACCTTATGTGGATTAGAATCTGGGTTTCGATATTTAATATCTACCGGTCCTTCAACGTGAAGGCTCCGGATCCAGAAACTGCCTATAAGACCATCAGGAAACCTCTACCGCAATTCTAC